AAACGCATATGCGATGAAATGGAATGCAATTATCTCGTAGAATATCTAAGGTCTTTGGAAGACATTCCAATAGCTACGGATATAAAATTAGACGAGACTACTCGAAAACATTACCTAAGAAAATTGGTAAAAGTGCCAGATTCTGGTTTTAAAACAAGAATAGTGGCGATATCTGACTTTTGGACACAACTAATTATGCTTCCCGTTAGGGATCATATTCAATATGTGACCAAAACTAAATTCGGTAAAACCGATTTTAGAATGAATCAGGACAATGGCGTTGCAGCCATGACCGATTTTCAAATCAGGTGTCTTAGGAATGAAAAGTTTGGTCAACATGAACTTAGTCCAGATGGACTTAAGTTTTATGATATATCAAACTGGACAGATAGATTCCATAGAGATCTACAAAAGATCGTTATGAAAAACCTGTTCTCACCTAGACTTGCAGAAGCATGGGGACAATTAGTTGTCCACTGCGACTGGTATTCACCCGATCTTGACCAGACTATTAAGTACGGTCAAGGTCAGGGAATGGGTACAAATGGAAGCTTTGATATTGCAACTCTTACTGATCATCTATATATAAATTTTATATACGATGAGAAGTCCCAGGAGAGGAAAAATTTTCCCTCTAATGAGTTTTATGGTAAGGTCGGTGACGATCTTTGGATTTATGACCCAGAGAATCTAATCACAGATTATTATAAGAAGATTAGTCTTCCTATAAATTTATCTAAATCAAAGACGTTCTTGAGAAATTCCATATCGGAATTTTGCTCACGAACATTCAGAGATGGTGTTGATGTTAGTAGAATCTCTCCTAACATCATAAACCGTTCATCTGATTTCCGTTATATGCCATTACTCTTAGGTATATGTTCAAGTAGAAAAGTCCAACTACATAGTTCGACATTCAGTTATCTTAACCGTAAGGTGAAAGATACTGAGGAAACATACCTGAATAAACTCCAAGATTGGATACTTTCATTTTTAGTGATCGGGAAGTTTGAACCTAGTTCATTCTTCAAATCACTAACTCTGGAGTATCTGGTTGAGGGTGGTTGGATAACAGAGAACTCACGGTTAAGTAAGTTCCTTGAAGACCAACAACTCTCTACACGTCTATTGATCTGTCACAGTATTGTGAAGATAACTGACGCGAAGAAGTCTATTCAGGATAAGATATTTGAGAATGTCTTTGCTATGGATGATTGGGGAGATGAGGTTACCTCCCTCTGTGAGGAGGGTAGTAATCTCTTCGACCCATCAAATATTGCTTTTAAGACCATGTTAGACAAGGTCCCGGAGCAATCGACTTTACTTCCTAAACAAATAATTGTTCTTGGAAGGTATGTCGACCAAAGACGACTGGTTCAGGAACCGCTTTGGAAAGCGGATTCTGATTCAAAGAATATAGAAAAACCCGAACAAATGCTCGAGTATGCTAAAACTTTGATGAATATCACCAACAAATCGTGTTACGATGATGGTAATATAACTTACGATAAGAAGAGGTTACAAAGTAGCCAATTCCAAATCGTAAATCTTCTCCAGAAATCAAATGAAGATTTAACAACCTTCACTCTTGATTTTTCTCAAAACGATTATCGATCTGTATTACGCGATTTGCAATACGACCGCCTAAGCGCAGAGTGGGAAGGACTTTTACCTACAATTATGTAGAAGATCCTGCACCTGTTACCTATATGATCACTCATTTAGGTATTTCGGGACTGTTTCAATTCCCTAGAACCAACGTATAACGTAGGTTCATTCC